CGTCAACGGAGCGGATCCCTTGCTCTTCTACGTCGAACACATCGTCGGTACTAATACCGAAGACTGCTTCATCACCGTTGAACTTGCCTTTGGCCAGGCGATAGTCACCCAGCTCATCCTTCGCAGTTTCACGCAGGCTAGCTGCATCTAGGACCGTTGCTTCTGCGTCACCATCCTTCTTTGCCACTTGAGCCCAGAAGTTCTTGGAGTCCTCCCCACGGGGGACGTAGCCAGTGACGCTCTTAGTACCTTTGACAGCCTTGAGCATCTTGGCAGCACCTACCAGGAAGTCAGTGAAGATGCCAAGACCAACGCCTTCATTGACGTTCTTGGCTCGTTTCACGTCTGGTGAGTCACTGTCCAAGGTTGCCCAGTCATCAGAGATCCAACTGAAGTGTTTGGGGAACATCTTCTTCAAGGAACCCTGAAGGTTGTCGTCCTTCTCATTCAAAGAGTTGGTTGCATCAACAAACGCACCTGCGCCCGCTGCTAATCCAGCTTCGCCTACAAACTTTGCAAGTTCACCTTGGCCTAGCTTCCAAGCAAGCTTGGCGTTAGCACCTTTGGCTACAAGCCCAAGTCCCCTGGTAAGGAACACAGTGGGAAGAATGATGGAAGACAGCTCACGAGCTGACTGCATAAGGTCGCTCTTGAACTTGGGAATCTTTGGGATGTCTACTCCAGGAATCTTATTAACAAGATCCACACCAAAGTCAACCACACCTGTAGGAGCAGAAAATGCGCCTTCTGCAATGTTTCTGGCGTAATCACCTGCATCCCAAGGTTCTGTTTCTTCTTTCTTTTGTTCTGGAGTCTTTTGTTCTTGAGGTTGTGCGGGTTGACCAACCGCAGCGGGTGTACCCGGAGTCAACCCTTGTTCTGCAGCCTTGTCGGCTGCTTCCATAGTCTTAATCGTTTGCTCTGACTGAACCATCTCAGCCTCCAGAGTTTGCTTAACCCTTTCGTCTAATGGTTTGTCTTGCGTTTCAAACTCCTCGTAAGGATCGTACATTTCATGCCTTAACTAATACCCAAGATCGAGCGTACCCGTCTGGAGAGTTCTTGTTCTTGTCCTACGGGGACTTGGTGAGCGGGGATGTCAATTGCTTGTTCAGAGCCGTGATACCCGCCGTCGTTTCTGTCAACTGAACCAACCTCAATCCCTGCAGCACGTAGCTTTTGGATTGCAGCATCACGTTCTGCTTTTGTAGCAAACGCAATGTGGTCATGATAGTTGTTGCCGCCGTGATCACCTCGATAGGAGCTATGACTCCTGTCACCACTTAGATGTTCAATAACACGGAACTTGCCGCGCATAAGTGCTGGATCTCTCCAGGCTTGGCCGTAGCCATACTTAGCAGCGGCTTGCATTACTTTCCCGTAGTAAGCTCCGCTTTCTGCATCGCCGGGAATTGGTCCCCGGTACTTAGTAACATTGCCAGGTCCAGCGTTGTAGGCGATAAGAGCCAGGCGCATGTCCCCACCAAATTGACGTTGAAGTTGAGAAAGATACTTTGCAGCATAATTGATACTTGCTATCGGATCACTGGTGTCCACACCAGGGTGGTACTCAGGCATAATCTGAGCAATCCCTTGTGCACCTGCTTTGCTTGTCTGATTGTTACGGAAGTTGCTTTCCGTCTGAATCAAGCCAGCAAGAATACCAGGATCGATGTTATTAGCTTTCGCTGCCTTAAGAATCGTTTGACCATACCCACCAGGCACGATGTCTGGGTTGTAAGCACCTGCAGAGCTAAGCGCACGTACTGACCTATTGGGTGAGGGGAAACGATTGATCAAACCTTGAAGACCAGGAGAAATGGTTCCCTTGACTGCTTCAATTGCTTTCGGCGTCGCAAGCTCTGTTAAGCCAGCTGCTTTGCGCTGACGGTTAATAATTTCAAGAGGACTGATGTTTAGGGTGTTAGCCCAGTACTGAGCAGTTGCAGGGATCTGCCAGCCAGGCTGACCGTACCCACGTCCAATAGCCTCCAGCTCATCTTTGTTGTAGATCAAGCCAGGTTTATCGAGACTTGCACGACCACCGCCCTTCAGTGATGCTCTGATCCTGTTCAGCTTTGCGTTGATCGCTTTACTTGTTACACCAGCATTTTGAGGCAGGAAGTTCGAGAACTGACCAAGATTGTTCATGTAGTACTTACTACCTGGAGACACCTTTCCAGCATCAAACTCAGCTTTGACTTCTGTGATGGCTTGCATGACAGCCTGCTCCATCGGCATGTTGCCTGCATAAGCAGCAACCTTTCGCCTGAAGTTGGCTTGCATGTCAGCAATCACCAGCGTCCCAAGACCCATTGATCCATCTACGGATGTCTTAACCCGTGGATCTTCTTTTACAAGACCTTCGATGGTCTTCATTTCAGTCTTAAAGGATGCTCCACCAAACGTCGATTCTTGAGCCTCCGCGAGCTTCATGTACTTCTGCTGAAGTTCAAGTGGTGCATGACGCACTTGTTCAGTTGTCAACAGACCTTGCTCTGCAAGCGAGTTGAACTGCCTATCAAGGCGGTTCTTTGCTTCGGCATCAACACTGTAGGTAGACCCAAACGTATTAAGCTTCTCGCTTTGTTTGCCGTACCTACGGAACATCTCACGTTGCAGCTGTTCAACGTCTGCTGAACTCCCACCGTTTTCTAGCAGGTAGTTCAGTGCATCGTCTTCTGCTGCCTTAAATGCAATGTTGTTATCAGCCTCAGCATTGGCCGAATCCTTACGGCTTCTAGCAGCCCGTTCTGTCTCAAACTTGCCAAACTGTGTTTTCCACCGTTCACCAACTGTCCGTCCAGACTCACCATCAGGAGTGTTTTTAATTTGCTCATACAGCTCTGGTGGAAGTTGACCAGCAGTGTCCAGCTCCTCCAGGTAGTCCCAAGCAGCTTTCCATGCACCTGCCAGGTTGCGATGGTTACCCTTCTCATCCACGGTGGATGACATAGACCGAACAAAGTTCAGAATGTTTCCATCGCTGAGTAGCTGTGCTCTTGCCTCTTCGCCAGCCTTGAAAGATTCGTTGATTGCGTAGGTGTTGCGTGAATCCTTGATGAGCAGCTGACGAGCCTTATTCATCGGCTCAAAAGCGTGGTCCTGCAGCAGCACTCGGTTCACGTCTAGCAAACCAAACTGCTCATAGAACACGTTGTCCAATGCACGGATGGCCATTGCACGTTTAATAGGGTCACCACCTGACATAGCTGGGGTGAACCTATTACCGTCCTTATCAAACAGCTCCAAGCTATCGTTAGTAGCTAGCTGTTGTTCCATCCAACCGCCGTATGCCAAACCGGCCTGCCTAGCCATTTCTTGTTTGGCGTAGACCTTGGCGATACCGCTCAGACCTTTGTAGACGTTGGCAATCTCAAATGGTTCGCCAGCCGCCAGGGCTTGGTTAGCAATTGCATCACCACCAGCCTTTGCCGTCTTCATCTTGTTCAGACGGTCGTGGTAGTCCAAGTATTCCTGTGCGGATACACCAGACTCACGAACTCTTGCAATACCAGCTGCTTGCTGAGACTTCCAGTACTGCTGAACACCAAGCTTCGCTACGTTGCTCAGAGACTTTGAGAAAGCAGACAGTTCAGCAGCTTTCTGTGTGTCGTTATTCTTTGCCCACTCAAGCGCAGCGTTCTCGGCTTTCGTGAGAACTTTGTCTTCACGCTCCATGTTCTGGAGTGCTACCTGACGGTTCTCTTTCATTGCACCGGAAGCATCTGCAACTTGGAGTGGGTTATAGGCAATCTTTTGTGCGGGGTCTTTGTAACCCTCCCTCAGTTGTAGTTCCTTTGATAGTGCCATTTTATGCGCCTAGGTTTGCTGCCATTTGTACGCCACCAGCCACAGCACTTGAGAATGCTTGCAGGCCTGTCAGCATGCTGTTCATCTTCTGAGGAGCCAGCGGCATTTCCTGTCCGTAATACTTCTGGAGTTCTGGAAGTATTCCGAGATCACCCCATGCAGTAAATACGCTCTGCTTCGCTTGACGGCCAAGTGCTTGGCGGTTGCGTCCGGTTTGAGCGACAACACCCGCGAGACGTTCTGCTTCCTGTGCTTGGTTTCTCCCGAAGGTGCCAACCGTTCCTAGTAGATCCGCACGTTGACGTGATCTGTTCCCGTCCCCAGTTGCAGCCGCGTTAAAGCCTGATGCCTGCGCTAGTGCTTGAAGTTGAGCTTGACGAGAGTAAGCTGATTGTGCAAATTGACCTTGCATCTCACGTTGCAGGTCTTCACCCGCGCGGTTGTACTCTTCGCCAATAAATCCTAAATTCTGTTTGAAGCGATCAGTCTGGTATGCGTAGATGTCACCAGTTCTTTTATTCGCTTCCTTTATCTGAAGAGCCATGCGTTGGTTCTGGCGTTGAACCATTGCCGTCTCTTGGTTCCACTGCTTGAACCTATTAAGTTCTTGTTCGTTCTGACCCCACATGTTGAGGCCAAAGTCAAGGAGACCTAAGCCACCACCTGCAGCAGCAGCCCATGCACCACCTCCGCCGCCTCCCTTTTTTGGATCAGCCATAATTTAATCGTGCAAATTCCACGTAATAGATGTTTCTTGTTTCTCCAACCGTTATCCCAAGTGCCTTGTATCCAAGTAGCTTTAAGAACTTATGAAGCGTCGTGTTCTGAATGTCCACAACGCTCCACAGGAACGGTCCGAGTTGATTGATGTACTCTCTAAAAAACCTTACAAATCCAACCTTATGTCTCCGTATCTCGTTCGTCATACTCATCCAACCACAGCCATCCGTGGCAACTCCAAAGATCGCACACGGAATACCGTCAGGACTAAGGATGACCCTTGTATCGGATGTACGCATATCTTGCGCCATACTCAAGACTGGATTGACACCAGCCCGTTTGAACTCAGCTAAACTCTCAGGAATTAAAGATACTGCTATCTCAGAAACATCTTGAAGGGTTGCCGGTCGTACCGTGAACCCTGGGGTGGAATCATTCATCAGGATAAGCGTCTGTAGAATCGAGTGTTGTATTTGCCTTCCCAGGTCAAGCTGAGGATGTTTACTGGGAATGGAGTGTTGCCTACAATCTTGATAGAAGTAGAGTTATTGCGCTGGTAGATCGGTACGGTGTGTACAGCAGATGCTTGCATATTTACGTTGTTTAGAACGTACACATTCGGCTGTGTAACGGTCACCGTGTTCTGCCAGGTGGGAATGCCAGTCAGATCAATCTCGTATGTCACTGGACCACTTAGTCCGGTAGACACGTTGATCCGATGCAGAATCAGGCTTGCATCTAAGTCAGTTGAAATAGATCCGGTGTCTTTGTTCGTTATGTAGAACTTTGGTAGTTCAATCTCCATATTGTAGATGTAGCCAATCACAAGGTCTCGTCCCCTGTAATCACCATCAATATCTACAAATGTCTCACCACCAGCCTCCTGAACAGTTGGGTACAGAACAGCACCCACGGATTGTTCATTAACGCCACCAGCGTCCCCTATAAGCCCGCCCAAGGCCATCACGGCAAATGTGCTGCCAGCGATAGCGCCATACGGTAAGAAGACCCTTGTGGTGTCTCCTGCGTCGTTGTACGTGCGGTACGGGTTGACCGTCCACAGGTCCAGGCACACGTCAGTTCGCTCTCCAGTTGGAAGGGTTAAGAATCCCTCGTCACTGGACTGCCTGAGGTTCAGCGCTTGAACGCTTACCTCAGTTCCGTTTGCAACTACTACGTAGTACGTGCTCTGGTCGAAGAACTGATCCAGCAGATTGCCGGTCAACTGCCAGCGATACCACGTGGCTGCTTGCCTCTTATCTCCCTGTTGGTAGTAGCGGTACTGGTACACGATGTTGTTACCAGTCGTACCCATTGACAGGATCGACAGCGCAGGCGACGAGATAAAGCTGTTAATGGTGCTAGGAATCAGCTCCGGTACGTTGTTGGTCGGCTCATCAGTCAGAGGCGGTGCATCACTACGGATGTCAACAACCTCAAACAGTTTGGTGTACAAAGCAGTCTTCGAGATGAAGGCAGTCGTCACACCTGCCGATACAGCCTCAACATCAGGATCACACTCATACGATGACAACGTGTTGATCTTTGCTGTCTTCGGGCTGAGGATGTCGGAGTCAGTAGATAGCAGGAACTGCTCGGTGTCACCAAACAGAACCAAGCCCACGCTTGTCGGTCTGACGTAGTTAAGGGTGACTGGTTTTGCTGTAGAGGCAGAGATGTCGATCGGGTCGTCGTCAGTTGCAGTCAACGCTGTGCTGTTCCAGAAGTTGAACAGGTCACCAGCCTTACCCAGCACGACACTCTCGTTGCTCAGGAATCCAAGGCGGTTCCTGTACAAGAACATGTGTCGTATATTCGTGCCAACAAAGCTTGGGACGGGGTTGGTGTTGTCGTCACCGATCACCCTGTTATCCCAGTTGATTGGTCCGAACTCAAAGGTTCCATCCGCCTGCCTCACTAGCTGATGAGGAAGCGTGTTGACATCAAACTCAAACGTGATTCCAGGACCAACTGTCTCGACCCAGGTGCCTACTCCGTACGTTGCTCCAGATGAACTCTGGAATTCAACCCACATATCATCAATGTCAATCTCGGACGTATTGACAATGCGAACTCGGTAGCCATTACGTGCCTGGCTAGGGAGGGAGGACACCGTTGCGATGTCGTGTTGGAAGGCGTACAAACCACCCTCTTGAGTAGCACCACGGGTTTCGATGGTGAACGCAGTCCCCCTACTTATGTACAGGCCAGGACCAACAACCTCAGCAGTGAACCCGTTGTTGCCATTGATTGCAGTCCGTAGACCCTGAGCAATGGTGTCGGCGTTGGGGTTCGTTCCTGAGTTGAATGTGTAGCTCGTTCCTTCCAGCACTACGGTGTAGTCAGTGCTGACAGCAACGACACTGATCACTACTTGCGCCTCGTTCGGCAACGCAGCTGTGGTGTTAGTCGTCATGGCAACTTCCCTTGCCTTGTTCAAGACAAAGGTGAAGTCATTCAAAGTCAGCACTTCAATGTCTTCTGGCCGCGCACCAGCTAGGTAGGAGTTGGCAGGCAGGGTTGTGATGGCACAGTCAGCAACCTCAGCGTTGTAGGCGTTGAGTGCGTTGGTCTCTGCTGTGACAGCTGTGTCGTAGTTGGTCTGCGCCGTACCCATCGCGGTCACAGCGTCGCTGAGATCCGTAGCGTCGTGGGTGGCAGCAACAGTTCTGATGGCTTGGTAGACCCTCCAGCCAGCCGAAGCAATGATCGGCTGCTCGTTGGTCATCTCAGTTCCAAGCCTGTAACCGCTGGGAAGCGTTGCAGCAGAACTGATCACAGTTCCATTGACTTTGACCACGTAGACGTTGGTCTTAGAACGCAGGATGCCTGAACGAACACTCTGTTCGACCTTCGCACCCGAGTAGTCATAGGTGACTTCGAACAGGCCTTCCTCTGTAGGGTTTTGACCAGCCAACGCTTCTGCATGATCTGCTTGTGCGTTGTTGAGTTCTTGTAGCCTTGTGGCTACAGTGTTCCGTGCAGTCCTGTAGGTGTTGAGTGCTGTCAGAGAATCTGCAACACTGCAACTTCCAGGAGCAACTGTCCCCATGTCAACAACACGTGGGCTGCCATCAATAAGACTCCAGATGCGAAACACATTGTCGTCGTACTGACCAATGTATTTCTCTTGGTTATCTCTAAGGATAGAAAACCAACGACCTTCTGGCGTGGCATTTACCAACGTGTCTATGTATTCACCGCCCGGACGCTTTAACATTCCTAGTGCGTAGTCGGGAAAGGCATTCAATGCATCCCTGACTTGACCAGGAAACTTCTTGCTATCGGGCTGTTGAGAGATACCAGACAGAAGGTGAGGTATCCTTTGGATAACTGTACTCATCGCATAAGAGCTTGATAAGGTTGATAGCTTGGGTAGTAGTTCTGCCCATCTTTAAATCCGAACATTGAGTAATCGCCTTGATTACACTCGTACTCCATAGCAGCTGCTCTGGTTTGGACTTCCTGTTCGGCAAGTAGTTTGTTGATCTCTTGGTCACCGATCATCTTGGTTGCACTCATGCGAGCTGCACGTGCAACGATGTACATCTGAACCGGTGGTGGTACATCAGTGAAATCAAAGTACCAAGTCACATCCACTTGCACCGGTTCGGTGAACGTGTACGTGTGGTTTAGTCGGTCATACAGCTTCCCATCACGACGCACAAGGTCAACATCATTCTTGTGATGCTCAACGTTGGCGTCCATTTGCAGGACGTTGTACGGGTATTGAATTGTGTTTGTATCTGAATCAGGCGTCATTTCATAGTGACGCTCAGTGTTAAAGATCCAACCTTCAGACTGAACCTGACGATTGACTTCGCGTAGCGTATTCAGAACAATAGCCACTTCTGGATTTTGTAGATCTAGTGTGGTGACAGGAGCCTGTCCCACTGAACCAAGTATTTGATTAACAGCATCCAGTTCGGTGGACACGGCATATGTAGGAAAAGGCATCTGTCAAATGAATAAAAAAAAGGGGAGCCGAAGCTCCCCCGTATGAACAGAAAAAATGAATTACCAGCCAGTGGTGTTAGCGGTAGCGTCGTTGACAGCAGCGCCAGCGATCAGCTCAACACAAGCAGCAGGGTTCAGGTAGTCGGCACCCATGGCCAGACGACCCAGCATCACGTCGCCTTGGTAGATCACCGAGACATCGCCGCTGGTCACTTGGACCTGAGGACCGATTGCTTCGACCACGCCAGCACCTTCGCGCTGGAAGATGAGGCCGCAGCTATTTGCGAACTTCTCATCAACACCGTAGTCATTCTTGATGCCGGCAGTACCGACAGCAGCTTGACCAGCATCCTCCATGTCAGCGCTGACAAAGGAGCCAGTGTTGGTAGGAGAGGTGACGCCAGTGGTGCCGCCGTAGGCAGTACCGTAACGGCCGAAGAACGGAATGTTCATCGACTTGTAGATCTTGATACCGGCGATCTCAACAACGCCGTTACCCTTCTGACGAGAAGTGCCTTGCTCGTCACGGTTCACCAGACCGTTCTCACCCACTTGCTGGATCAGAGCGTAGTACTGGCGGGGGTTCAGAACACCCACGCGACCTTCCTGGGACACACCCTTTTCATCCATCGCAGCAGCGGCGTCGAAGAAGGCGTTGACAAGGTTGGTTGCGTTGTAAGCGTCAGACTGGTTAGCAGTAGAGCCAACACGGATCTGAGTACCACCAGGCTCAACAAAGTTGGTCTTGGTGATGGGGGATGCAGAACGTGCACCACGGGTCAGAGCGCGGAAGATATAACGGTCATACTTCTCAGCGAGAGCATAACCAATCTTGCGGCTGATCTCACTACGCAGGTCGTAATGAGAGAGGACTTCGTCCAGGTTGTACACAAAAGCCGAAGAAACGAGAAGGTCATCACAGGTGATGGTCTTCTCAGCCACCGGAGGTGCACCATCGGTGTTACCGAGGATAGGGGTTCCAGGAGTATGGAAGTCCGAACCGGTGCGGCCCGTGTAGATGAACTGAAGAGCTTTGCCGTTCTTCAGCGTACGCTTCATAACAAGGTCACGAGCGATCGTGTTGTTCTGGAAGCCTTTGAACATTTCCCCGGAGAATAGAGTAAGGAAAAGTTCCCGGGGATCTTGAGCGGGGGATGCAGCAGGATTAAAGTTAGCTGCACCGCCACGAGTGAGATTAGCGTTAGCCATTGAAAGAGAGAAAGAAAAGGTTTACTTGCTCTCCAAACGTTTGGAAAAATTTTTTGTAGCCATATTTTTGTTGTCGTCTTTCCGACTGTCAACGGCTAAGGGTGTCGGCGTACCGGCCTTAGCCAATAGGAAGGGGATCCGACTCTGAGGTGTCCCCAACCTTATTTAGTTAACCGATTGCAGGTGCAGTCAGAGCAACAGGAGTTACGTCTGCAGCAGCCAAGTCCAACGGGAAGTTGTGAGCATTCCGTTCGTGCATGACTTCAAAGCCAAGGTTTGCACGATTCAGAATGTCAGCCCAGGTGTTGATCACATTGCCTTGGTTGTCCAGCAAAGACTGGTTGAAGTTGAAGCCATTCAGGTTGAACGCCATAGTTGAGACACCAAGAGCGGCAAACCAAATACCAACAACAGGCCAAGCGGCCAGGAAAAAGTGAAGGGACCGACTGTTGTTAAAGCTAGCGTACTGAAAAATAAGGCGACCAAAATAGCCGTGCGCTGCAACGATGTTGTAGGTCTCTTCCTCTTGACCAAACTTGTAACCATAGTTCTGAGAAATTTCCTCAGTAGTTTCACGAATAAGCGAGGACGTAACAAGGGAGCCATGCATTGCACTGAATAGTGACCCACCAAACACTCCAGCAACACCCAACATATGGAACGGGTGCATGAGAATGTTATGCTCGGCTTGAAAAACCAACATGTAGTTGAAGGTTCCCGATATACCCAAAGGCATAGCGTCAGAGAATGATCCTTGTCCGAAGGGGTAGACAAGAAATACAGCAGTTGCGGCTGCAACGGGTGCGGAGTATGCAACAAAGATCCAAGGGCGCATCCCTAATCGATAGCTAAGTTCCCACTCTCGTCCCATGTAAGCATAGATGCCAATGAGGAAGTGGAAGACGACGAGCTGGAAAGGGCCGCCGTTGTAGAGCCATTCATCAAGTGAATTAGCTTCCCAAATTGGGTAGAAGTGTAGTCCGATGGCATTGCTGCTCGGAACGACGGCTCCCGATATGATGTTGTTTCCATACAACAGGGAGCCTGCGACTGGTTCGCGTATTCCATCAATGTCAACAGGTGGTGCTGCAACAAAAGCAACGATGAAGCAGATGGTGGCGGCAAGGAGACACGGAATCATCAGTGTTCCAAACCAGCCGACATAAAGACGGTTGTTAGTGCTGGTTACCCAGTCACAGAAAGTATCCCAAGCATTAGCCTTGGGTGCTGCAATTGTGGCAGTCATGAATGAAGTTAGTTTAGTCGAGTTACTTTGACTCGTCCAACTCCAGAGTTAGTGAGACCGATAGCATCAGCCGCACCTTTACTGAGATCTAAGCCTCTACCGTGAATGTAGGGACCGCGATCATTGACCCGAACAACGGCACACCTCTTGTAGCAAACATTTAGTTTGGTACCAAAGGGGAGTGTCTTGTGCGCTGCAGTAAGGCCGTTTTGATTGTACCGTTCACCATTGGCGGTGAGGTTTCCATGGAAGCCAGGACCGTACCAACTGGTGATCACCGACAGAGTAGTTAGAAGAGGAATCATTGTTTATTAGCAAAGGACTTTTCTATCTCCGTCTACTCAAAAAAAATAAGGCTCCCACCTGCTCGCTAAGTGGAAGCCTCTTGTGTTTAGAAAATGCCAGGAATGATTTGGCCGGTCAGTGCGTAAGCACCCACAGCAGCCATAAAGCCAAGCATAGCCAGGCGGCCATTGAGAAGTTCAGCACGTTCGTTATGGGGTACGCCGTAAGGATGGTCAGACATAATTAGAGGTGGTTCGATTGGCCAGATGTTTGTGTCGTTCATTAGAAACTAATATCAGAGCGGGACAGGCGACGCATCACGTCATCACGGTATGCTTCGTCGTTGTCATAGCGAGGGTCGCTCATTGCTTGTACCAACTCTTGCTGGCTACGGAAGCCAGTAGAGCTTTGGGCAGGCTTACCGGTGAGCATCTCACCCTCATACCCATTTGCATCTTGGTATCGGTACTGCAGTGCTTGCAGTGCAAGCTTGATAGCAGCAGCATTACCTGAGTCCACAAGGGAATCAAACGCTTCTACTTCTTCTGGACTGAAGTTGTCTGCAGCCCAGCTAGTTAGATCGTTGTATGCCTGTGCACCGCCTACGGAGTTCTGGATTTGGTTGACCTCTTGGTCACTCATCTCCCTCCCTTCAGGTGCGCTGTCAGCACCGTATGTATCTTGGTACCGTTGGTATGCTTCAAACAATTCCCGTGAACTGAGGTTGTCAAAGGCTGCCAGCGTCTCCTCGCTTAGTTCACCGTTGTTGGCAAACTCTTCGTTGATTGCTGAAAGAAACTCAACTCCGTAGTCCGATTCCTGAGAAGAGTCAACCTCTTCCTCTACGTATTCCTCAGCCTCATTGTTAGAGCCAAGTTTCTTCTCCAGCTCCAGGTACGCTTTCTCAAGCTCTGATGCATCACGATATTTGCCGGCAAGCATGTTGTTCTGCTCGGCTTGCATCTGTTCGCCAATTGCTAGCGATTCTGCTTCATCTGCTGCAATAGATGACAACACTTCCGTGTCAGCAGCGTTGTCATAGGTGAATACTTCTGCCATAAATACTATTGATTAGGTGGTGCGGGTTCTTGTGAGGCCATGTAGTCGCCAACCACTTGTTCCGCGTTGGGGTTCTTTGAAGGATCAGCAATAGGAGCTTTGAGCATCTGAGGCAGCTGTTGCATTTGCATCATCTGCTGCTGCTGTGCCATTGCACCTTGCTTTTCTTGTGTCCGCTGATCAACTGACTTCACAAGGTTCAGTACGTCGATACCTTGTGCAGCTGCAAGACGTTTGATTGCTTCGTCTGCGTTGATGTATTGCAGCATCTGCTCAGGACCAAGTGCCTGCACAATGGTTCCAAGGAATGAAGTCAACGACTCACGGTCCTGACCTCTACCCAAGGCGTTGATACCAGCAACGATGGTTGGGTTAACCAAGTTCCTAGGAATCTTGGGAAGCTCACCACTCCGCTGCAGAACCATCAGCTTTCGGTTGAGGTAAGGGATTAGGAACTCAACAGTCAACAGGGAGAACAAGCCACCCAGCTGCTGCTCCAGTTCCATTTGTGTTAGGCGCACCTCTTCTGCAGTAGTCCTTTCCGACTGGCGAACAGTCAGTACAAGGAATGCCTCAGAGATTCGCCGTTCAAGTGTTGCTGCGAGATTAGCTGCAGTAGAGAAGTCAGCAGTCTTACCCACTTGGATAACACCGATGTCTTCGGGTCTGCCTTGAACGATTGCACCGTTGCCTGCCTGGGCGATGGTGGCGGGTTTGGTAGTGCTTGAGGGTGATACCACGAACACCACCTTTGCGGCTGCTGCAGAGCCTTCTACAAGGGACTGAGAGAGTGCATTAAGTGACTTCAGGTCACCCATGAATTCCTCTACCCGTCCACGTCCGTAGTTCTCTCCGTCCACAGAGTTGAACCTCAGGACAAGCCAAGGCGAAGCATCCTTAGGAGCCTTACCTTCACTGCCTGGGAGAACTTCCCCGTAGACTTCCTGATACCAGATCCAGCGATTGTTGTCTAGCTTGACGTGAGTATAAACCTCACAATCATTTTCTGACGTGTAGGTATCCATCACGTCACGTGGCTTTTCTTGCAGCTC